CACCAGATAACCAAGGCAGGCGACAGTCAGACAGTATTCAAGGCATTGTCCAGGGACACCAAAAAAACAGGCGATGGCATGAACCCAGCCTGCGCCATTGTGGACGAAGCCGCGCAAATTGTTGACCGCAACAGTATTGAAGTGCTGCACAGCGGCATGGTTGCCAGGCTTAACCCGTTGCGGATTTACATTACCACCGCTAGTTTTACCAAGGAAACCAAATTCCACGAAGATTTAACCCTGATGGAATCTATGCTGACGGGCGAGGCCACTGACAATCCTCATTGGTTTGGCTTGCTGTACAGCTTAGACGCAGGTGACGATTGGCGTGACCCATCCGTGTGGGCTAAGGCAAATCCGATGCACGGCATATCGGTTTTTGAATCAGCAATCGCTGAAAGGGCAGAAATGGCAAAGCACAAGCCTGCCGCCCTCAACGAATTCCTGTGCAAGACGCTAAACGTGTACGTAAGCGCCAACAGCGCCTGGGTTGACCGAGCATATTGGGACGATGCTAAATGCGCTCTGGTGCCCAACAGACAGCCCGAGGCGGTATTCATTGGCTTCGACCTAGCAGCAACCCGAGATTTGAACGCAGTCTGCACGCTCAAGCGATTTTCTGATGATGACTATGAGGCAGAGTTTAAGTTTTTTCTGCCGTCAGACGGCTACGATTTAATCCCAAAGCACTACGGCGACATTTTTGCAATGGCTCGAAAATCAGGCATCCTGCACATCACGCAGGGCAATGTCATGGATGACCGAGAAATCAGCGAATACATCCTCAAGCAGTGCGAAAAGTACGAAGTAAAGGAAATTGGCTTTGACGCTTACAACGCTGCCAGCTTAGTGGCTCGGCTAAATGATGCTGGCCTGCCGCTAAAAAAAGTGGGTCAAGGCATGGCGGTATTAAGCAACCCAAGCAAGCACGTTGAAAAATTGCTGATGCAATACAGTATCAAGCACGATGGCAACCCATTTGTCGGCTGGCAGCTTGGGAATTGCGAAGTCTACGAAGATGTAAACGGCAACGTCAAAGTAAGAAAAAACGAAGCCGACAAGTCTGCCAAAGTGGACGGCATCATATCCCTCATTATCAGTATGCACTGCAACCTTGATAATCCAGTACAATCCGGATTCGGTTTCAGAACTTTTTGAGGTGAAAACATGGCTTTATTTGACATTTTCAAGCAAAAAGCTGTAAAAGAATCTAATTCAATGTTTGGGCAGACTGCCCTTGGCAATAATGTATTGTGGGGCAGCAGCAACAAATACAACAGCGCCAACAGCCAAATTCTCTACGTCACCACGGGCAGCAGTACAGACGCTGGCAGACCCGTGGACATGAGCATGATGAGTCGAAATTCGACAATCATGGCCTGTGTTGGAGCCAAAGCCAGGGCAATGGCTCAACTGCCTGTCCGAATTATGTGCGATATGGATGACGGCGGCTATCATGATGCCGTAAAAAGCCCAGAGGTAAGCGCTAGGGATAAAGCCAAAGCCAAGCAAGTGGCTTACCTGCTAAACAACCCTAACAATTTTCAAAGTGCCTACGAATTCTTTTATCAATACATCATGTGGCATGAGTTATCGGGCGAGGTTTACATTTTATGGTGGCGCAAAGACCAAGAAAGCAGCACCCAAACTCCGCTGGAAATGTACGTTTTTGACAGCACTTTAATCAGTACTACAGTAAATGTAACCAGATACCCTAGCTACAGACTTAGTACCCCGGCATACGGATTTAACCGTGACGAGCCGCTTGCAGCGCATCAAGTCATGCACTTGGTAGATGCTGCCTGGCAAGGAAACGGCGGCTTTAACAAAGGCATTTTGGCAGCAGAATTGATTGGCCTTGACCAAGATATTGACCTATACGCCAACTACGTGATGCAAAACGGGGCCAAGCCAAGCGGAATGTTTGTCACTGATAACGTCATTCCTGACGGCAAATACAAAGAAATTGCGGCACGGCTAAAAGAAGCATGGTCAGCAATGACCGGCAGTCGCAACGCCGACCCCAGCAAGCCAGGTCAGGGAATGTTGCTAGACCAAGGCATGAAATACCAGCCGCTGGATATGCTGACCCTGCAAGACACAGACTGCGCCAAGCTGAAAGAGCAGACTATGAAGCGCATTTGCGGTTTGTTTGGCGTGCCGCCAGCAATGATTGGCATTGCCGACCAAAAATACAACAACACCCAGACCATGCTGGATGAATTCTACAAATCCAGTATGTACCCTCTGATTGTCAATGTCCAGCAAAAACTAAAACAGCACCTGCTTGTCGGATACCCAAATTTGTGTGTAGAATTTGACACAAGGGCATTTTTGCGTGGTTCGCCAGTAGACCAGATGAATTTTTCGGTGGCTGGGGTAAATGCTGGCATAATGACCGCAAATGAGGCGCGGGAATATCTTGGCATGAAAAACATCGACGGCGCAAATGAATTGAAAGCAGGAAAGCCTGGTGATACAATTCCCGGCAGCAGCCCTCAAGATACTGGCGGCGGCGGCGGTGGGCAGAGTAGGAAAATGAACATTGGCAAATAAGACCCCGCACGAACTGGCAATGTTGCTTGCAAAGTTTAAGCAAAAAAAGCCGCAGACAATACACGATATGGATAAAACCAAAACAACCGAGGTAATCCATGAACGATCTGTTAATAGTCTGCGAAGCGCAACTAAATCTAGACAAAAAACCAGGGCTAATTGAAGCCAGGGTTACAAGCTGGGGGCCGAGAGAAGGCGCAGACGGGCGCAAGTTTAATTACCAGCCCGAAGGCTTTGCTGATTGGGCCAAAGAGTTTGAGGCAATGGGCAGGCCGTTACCCATGTTTGTCAATCACAGCGCAGACGCAATCCCGGTTGGCGAATGGATGCACTTCGAGTTTGACGACACCGGCATGACTGCTAACGGCAGGCTGTTTATGAACACCACTCAGGGCAGCGACCTTTACAACGTAATGAAAGAATCGCCTGCAATGTTTGGCGGGGTATCTGTTGGCGCATATGCGGAAACTTACCAGATGGTCAACGCTGAAGGCGAACCAGATCAATCTGATGAGGCATATTTCCAAATTACAAAGGGCGGCTTGCGGGAAGTGTCTGTCGTAATGTACCCCAACAATCCCGAAGCCTGCGTCAGCAAGCTGGAATACTTTAGGCCCGATGGGTCTGCTAATTTAAAGATTTTGGAACAAAGCCTGCGTGATGCTGGACTGTCCAAGAGTGATGCGGTTGCCGCTGCATCGACTTTCAAAAAGGTGCTGGAACAGCGTGATGTTGTCCAAATCCCAAATGAAATTGCGCCGAACCAGAGCGACTCTGATGCGGAGGCAACCATACTCGCCGCCCTCGAGCAGCGGGAATTACTGCAAACTTTGTCTAACCGTTTAAGGAAATAATCATGTCCCAAGTCATTATCGAAAAACTCGACGCCATTGAAGCCGCCAACGCCGCCAAGATTGCCGAAGTTACCAGCGCAGCTACTGCTGCAATTGAAACAGCCAAAAATGAGATGACCGAGAAAATCTCGGCACTTGAGGCAAAAATTAGCACGCTGCAAATGCCTGCCGTCATCCGTCCGATTGCTAAAACAATTCGTACTGACGTAAATCGCTCTGTCCGTGAGCAATTGAAATCGTTTTATTCTGCCAACAACAGGGTGGAAAAAGCACTCAAGATTTTTGCCGATGAGAATCAATATCTGGCCTACATGAACGAAGCCTCTGCGTTGACGGGCAGTGGTAATGGTATCGGTGGACGCACGGGCTACGACCCTGTTTTTGCTGCAATGCGTTTGGCAAACCCGATGCGTGGACTAAGCCGCACTGTTGTTACTGATGGCTCTAGCTACCAATTCCGCAGCAAAACAGGAAACGCAGGCGCAACCTGGGGCTACACGGTTCAAAACAACGGCGGCGCTACGACCCAGGACATGAATATCTGGCAACTGGTGCTGCAAGATTTGAACGTGCAATTCCCTGTTCGTACTGCTGCACTAGACGACATTGACGGGCTAGAAGGCACCATTGTTGACGATATGTTGATGGAGTTTGCCCAAGCCGAAGCGCAGTCAATGATTCAAAACAGCGATCAGACTAACTCGCCAAATACCTACGGTGGCACATCTGGTTTGCGTGGTCTAGATCAGTATCCTGGCGCAAATGCTACCTATACCGGCGGCACTACCAGCGCAGCGGCATACGGCACCAGCGGCACGGGCAGCGCAACCGGCTTGCACAGTATTGCTACCTACGATCAGACAACTTCAAACGTCAATACGGTAGGAGCCAACGCCATTGCTTACAAAGACGTTATTAATCTTTGCTACGCACTGCCACAGCAATATTGGACAACTAGCGCTTGTTTTATGGTCAACCCTGTGCTGGCGCAAGCTATTCGTGGCTTGCAAGACAACAATGGACGCCCAATTTTCAACTCAATGGAATCTCTGAATCCAGACGGCATCATTGGGCAATTGTTGGGCTTTAATGTCGTGATGAACAAGTATCTTGACAACCCAAGCCAAGCAACTACTGGCAGCGCAGGCACTACGTCAATGTACCCGATGTATTTTGGAGATTTCCAACGTGGACACACCATTATTGATCGAATGGATATGGTGATGCGCCGCTACGACCAGACGCTGCCAGGCTCAATAACTTTTTATGGCGAAAAAAGATTGGCCACGTCAATTCGTGATCCAAACGCCATTATTCGTTATCGCTCCACTGGCACTGCGACCTAAGTTGCCATTAGCAGGGGGGGGTTGGACTTCCCCTGCCTTTTTTTAACATTCGGGAAAATCAAATGACTACAGCACGCATTTTGTCGGGCATCAAGCAAACGCTGCACGAAGGCCATGCAGTCAAGATTGATTTAACCGAAGCCTCTGCCCTCACTGGTTCTGGAAACGGGATTGGTGGGCGCACATTTTTTGACAACGCCTTTGCTGCACTGCGATTTGCAAATCCAATCCGGGAATTGTCTAGGGTAATTCCTGCGGCTGGCTCTAGCGTGCAGTTTGTCGCAAAAACAGGTAACGCTGCCAACAGCACAAACCCCTGGCTTTACGCTGCAACTCCAAACACTGGCTCACCCAACATTGCTACCAGCATTTGGCAATTGCCAACCCGAGTAGTCAGCGCCAGCTTGCCAGTGCGAACAGCAGTGATGTCGGACATTAACTATTTAAATGAAACGCTTGTTGAAGACATGATGCTGGAATTTGCACAGCTTGAAGGTGCAAGTATGATCTTGAACAACGATCAGACAGGTTCTACGACGACACGCACAGG